CCTCGGTGTACTTCTCGAGCGCGTAGCGGAGCTGCTGCTCGATGATCATCCGGAGCTGCCCGGCGTCGGCGAGCGCCTGACGGGACGCCGGAATCCAGTTCGCCACCGTCTTGACCGTCTCGGTGATGAGCGTGAACGCGATCGTCGCTTCCGGCTTCGTGCCGGTCGACGTCGCCGTGGCCTCCGGGACCTGGGCGGCGTTGTTGCTGAACGCCGACTGCCGCGCGTACTGCACGGAGCTGGTGTTCGTGGTGCCCATCGTGAGGAGGTCGAGGACGGTCCGCTTGCGCTGCGGATCGGGGACGTACCCGACGCGCTGCGGGGTGAGGAACGTGCCGGCCGACGTCGACCCGCCCGTGTAGAGCAGCGTCTTCGTCTCCGCGGCGTCGAGGCCCTTGCCGAGGAAGTGCCGCCCGATCGGGGCGGACGACTCAGCGATGGACTCGAGGCCCTTCACGCCGTCACCCGAGAGGATGCGGTCGGCCATGAGCGACGCGAGGTTGCCGATCGCGTTCTCCTGCGCCTTCGTCTCCGCCTGGGGGGCGTAGGCGGCGGGCCCGGACTTGGCGCCCATCTCGAGGATGCCGGTGCGGACCCGCTCGAGCGCCTGGATCTGGTCCTTGACCTCACCGTAGGCGGCGTGCGCCTCGTGCGCGGACTTGAACTGGTCGGAGTCGGTCGTGGACGCGTCGGCGCCGGACTCGGCGAACTCGCCGCGGGCCTTCTCGAACGCGGCCCACTTGGTCTGGGCGTCGGTCTCGAGGCCCTTGATCTGGTCGCTCACCTCGGCGAGCTTCTTGGTCAGGTCAGACATGGGTTACTGCTCCTTTTGCGGAGTGGGGTCATTGGGTGCGGCTAGGAGCAGCCCTGCGATCCTGGCCCGGTCCTCCTGGCTCGCCACAGGGGCGGGGGTGAGGTCGGGGGCGACGTTCGGGTCTGCGGGTGTGTCGTTCTTGGGCGCCTCTTCGGGCGCCGAAGTTGGGGTGCTCTTGGCTTCCGGCTCGAGCGGCGGAACGCCCATCGATTCGCGCGCCTCGGCGGGCGTCATTGACTTGGGGGCGGCGACCTGTTCGACGACGGTGTTGATGAGGTCCGCGGCCTGCTTGAGCGCGTCCTCGTTCGCCTTCGACAGCACGCGGCCGGCCTTCTGGTCGACCTCAAGCGCGGACTTCACCGCGAGGAGCTGCGTGGCGGGATTGACGCCCTTCAGGCACGGTCCGGCCTCGAAGAGGTCGATGCCCTTCAGGGACCGGATCTCCTCACCGTCGACCGTCTTGTACTCCGCGTCCGTGACGCAGAACCCGAAGCTGAACTCCTTCAGGGTCGGCTCGCCGCGGCCGTCCTTCGCCTTCATAGCCGTATACACGGCGCGGGCCATGGGGGAGTCCTCGCCCTCGCCGACGAACAGGCGACCCTTGATCACGAGGCCCTGGTCGGTCTCGGTCGCGGACATCGTCGTACCGATCGGCGGGACGTCCCACTGGTGGGACCACACGATCGGCGGAAGCCCCCGCGACAGCGAGTCGGTGAAGGCGCCCTTCTCGACGATGTCGCCGACCGAGTCGACGTTGCCGAACACCGACACCATCGCCTCGAACTCGCCGGGCTGGCCGGCACCGTCGGGCAGGGCCTTGATTTCGCTCACGGCGAAACGCTTGAGCTCCATGTGGCCCTCCTCGGGCGTGGGGTGTGTCAGGCGGTGAGGGCGCGAAGGTCGCGCCGCTCACTGGCAGCGGCGAGAAGGCGATCTGCCCACTCGTCCGCAAGCTGCTGGTCCTGCGAATCCTGCGCGAGCTCCGAGCGGAACCGCTCAAGGTCGAGCGCATCCCAGCCCTTGCGACCAACGCGGTAGGCAACACGCTCCAGGTGCGCCTTCACGACATCCGGCGTGTCCGGGGTCACATCGGTCAGGTCCGACGAAGGGTCCGCCGGCGGCGACGCGGAACCATCGCCCATCGCAGTGAGATTGTTCGTCGGCATGTGCAGCTTGTTCGCTTCCGGATCATCCGACGGCGGAAGATTCAGCCGCTGCCGACCCTCGTTCGGTGTCAGAACACCGGTGTTGATCCCGACCTGAATCGCCTGGACCTCCGCGAGCGGCTCGCCGCGAAGCACCTGCGAAAGGTCGAAGTCGACGAACAGCCGCTCGTCCTTCCACGGCTGGTACCTGTCGATGATCTGGGTCTGGATCGCTTCCCGGATCAGTCCGAGCCACGGCGCAAGAACAGGGCCGGCCATCTGCTTCGCCTGCTCGGTGATGTTGGAGTGCGTGGCCTTGTCGAGGATGCCGATCATGGGCGGCGGAATGTCGTAGACCGCGGCGATCTCCTCACGGTTCAGCTTCCGCTGCTCGATGAGGGCCGCTTCGACCGCCGTGTGAGACAGCGGCTTGATGTCACCGCCGCCGGACACCAACGCCATCTGAAACGCCTGGTCCACGCCGCCCTGCTGCGCAACGATCGTCGCGCGCAGCTCCGCTCGCTCTTCCTTGGTGAGCTCGACGTCTGGCGGCAGCACGTACACGCTTGAGTGCCGGACACCGTTCTTGAACGATGCTGCCTGGTACCGCTGGGCGGCATCCTCGAGTGCGACCGTGTCCGCGATGTGCCGCAGTGGCGACAGGCCGAGATCACCGCGACCAGCGTGCCACGCCATGTGCAACACGGAGTCCGGCATGAGGTACATCGCCTCGCCGGACTGTCGGGTCTCCCAGAACTCGACCTCTGTCAGCGTGTTGTCGGTGAAGTGCGGCGTAACGAACCGCCAATCCAGCGGGATCAGCTTCGAAGGCGGCGCACCAGGCGACTCGACCCCGACGGCCATCAGGCCATTGCCATGCAGGAGCGTCGGCCACGCAAGCTGCTGCTTCAGCCACATCGGGCCGCGCATCGGCATCGGCGAGTTCAGCAGCGTGTTCAGCCCGTGAGCGAACACGCGCTCCCGCTCCCCTGTCGACTCGTCCAGCAGCCGATAGACGTTCAAAGGCAGCGACGCGATCGCCCGCGAAAGCTTGTTGACCGCGACCCCGACCCACTGCTGATTCTCGTAGATCTGCTGGTAGGAAACCGTCGCGCCGCCGGCGAGATTGATGCCCATTGCACCCTCAAAGAACGACAAGGGCGCCGACGGCTTCGGCAGCCCCGAAGGCGAGCCGTTCGCGAGGATCAGCTGGTTCGACGCACCGACGAGGACCGGCATCTAGCGAACCCCGCCCGGAACCTGAATCGGCTCGGTGATCTGCTCACGCAGGAAGACGCAGTGCCCGGCGACCTCGACGGGCTCGCCGTCGACCGGCAGCACCTCCACCTGGGCGAGCGTGACGGCGTGCTTGTCGCCGTGGAGGACCATGCCCCTGTAGGTGGTGCCGCCCGAGACGGTGATCACGACCTGATGCCTAACGAGGCGAGAGAACCACTTGGTCATGCGATCACCTCGAACGTTGGCTTGGGGCGCGGGCGCTTCGACATCTGCGAGTAGGCAAGCGCCATCCCGACGAGCGCGTCAATCGGCCTCTTACTGGGGCCCTTCACCAAGCGCCAGCCGCGGTCCCCCTGGTCCTTCACGCCGCCGGCGTTCACGTGTGCAGCGAGCACCGGGTCGCCGTTGTGGACGATGTTGCCTTCCATCACCGCCGTGAAGAGGTTCTGTGAGGCGATGACCATCCGCTCGACGCTCATCGGCTGCTCAACCATCAGCAGGCCCTCACCGGAAAGTTCCTGGGCGGACCGCTCGAACGACCACTTGTCGTAGACGACCGCCTTCACGCGGTACTTCCGGGCGTTGGCCCGGACGGCGCGCTCGACGATCGCGATCTCCATCGCCGACCCGTCGCGCTGCGGCTCGAAGACCTCCGCCTCAACGACGAGCTTGCCGTCTTCGCGGCGCCACATGCGCGTCACCGCGGACGTATCGGACTTTGTGCCGACGTCAACTCCGAGCACCACGTCGGCGCCAGCGGGGATCTCCACGCCGGGCTCAAGCAGTTCGCCCCAGCGTCCCGGGGGAAGCCAGGCGCCGCCGGCCATGGTCGCGACGTTGCACACGAATCGTGCCCAGTGCTCGGGCTTCATCGACGGTGACCGGTGCCGCTTTGCGAGCGACTCGACGGTGATCGCCGACAGCGGGTTGGCTTTCTTCACCGCCGCCATATCTCCGTGGTCGGCGTCTGGCGCTATACGCCAGTCGTGGATGACCGAATCCTCGGACGCTGACCGAGTGTGGGCCCCGTCGATCGACGAGTCCGTGGCGTCGGCGTGCATTCGTGCACGGACCTCTTCGAACTCGCCGCCGGGCTCGCCGGCTGTGGAGATTGCCAGAAGCTGTCCGCCGCGCTTGTCGAGCTTGCCGCGCCAAGTCCGGTAGAGGTTCAGGTCGCGCATCCGGTGCGGCTCATCGACGATGCCGAGGCTTGGGATCGCGCCGTCTCCGGTGCGGTCGTCCGCAGCCATGACCTGGATGCGTCCCTGGGTACGGTGCGAGACGATTCGGCGGTATCCCTCGAAGACGCGGAACCGTTGTTCGAACCCCGGGGAGCGATGGATCAAGCCGGCGGCCTGAGAGAAGAGGATGCCTGCCTGATCGCGGGACGCGGCGGCGACGAGGCAGTTTGCGGATGGTGTGAAGTCGGTGTGGTACGCGGCGACCCCAGCCATCAGTGTCGT